CTCCAGCTATGTATATTGTTAAATCAAGGGCAACAACTTCAGGATGGGTTGTTTACCACCAAAGTTTAGGTGCAACAGGATATTTACAATTACAGTAAACTGCCGCATTTGCAACTTCAGCAACCGCTTGGAATAATACAGCTCCAACATCCACTGTGTTTTCAATGGGTCCAGATTTTAGTGGATTAAATGGAAACTGGATTGCTTACTGCTGGGCTCCCGTAGCTGGCTTTTCACAGTTTGGTAGCTATACAGGCAATGGTTCTGCTGATGGTCCATTTGTTTATCTTGGATTTAGACCTAAATTTGTAATGGTTAAATGTTCTAGCAGTTCTCAAGGTGGAGCCGCAGATTGGATTATCTTAGATACTTCAAGAGATACTTATAATATTTCTACAAAACTTCTGTATGCAGATTTATCAAACGCAGAAGAAACTTATAGCATTACAGATATATTATCTAATGGTTTTAAACAACGAAACACATATCCATCATTAAACTCTAATGGTGCAACCTACATCTACGCAGCATTTGCCGAAAACCCTTTTAAATACGCTAACGCAAGATAGGAAACACAAACATGGCACACTTTGCTAAAGTTGAAAACAACCTCGTAACCCAAGTTATTGTTGCCGAAGCTGACTTTATCAGCACAGGAGCATTGGGCGACCCTGCATCTTGGATTCAGACTAGCTATAACACTCGTGGTGGTGTTCATTACGGTGCTGATGGTCAACCAGATGGCGATGAAGCTTTACGCGCAAATTATGCCGGTATTGGCTATGTTTATGATAAAGTAAATGATGTGTTCCATGCACCTCAACCTTACCCATCTTGGACTATAGCATCGCCTACTTGGATTTGGGAAGCACCTGTTGCTTATCCAACCGATGGCAAACAATACGCATGGAACGAAGAAACTAAGTCTTGGGATGCGGTAACCACCGGAGCATAACTTGCAAGATAACTTAGAAACTTCAGCACATTTTGCTACTGCTATTTATAGCATTAGCAAGCCTGAATATGTGCCTGCAGCACTAGAAGTATTTAATGAGAATGTTAAGAAGCAGCAAGATTTAAAAGAAATAAATGCCTTGTACCCTGTCTATATGACAGGCAATTTGTACATGGATCCTAGACTATACGACTTTAGTACTTATGTAGCATCTACTGCTTGGAACATATTAAAGTCACAAGGTTATAAAGTAGAAGATAAAGTGACTTATTTCCACTCTATGTGGGGGCAAGAACACTATAAAACATCGAATATGGAAGAACATATTCACAATGATGGTGTGCAAATTGTAGGATTTTATTTTCTGGACTGCCCTGAAAACAGCTCGCACATCATTTTTGCAGACCCTCGAATTGGTAAGAACCAATTAGGTATGGTAGAAGCGGATCCGACCAAGATTAGTATGGCATCAACTCATATTAGTTTTAAGCCGGAAGTAGGTAAACTTTATTTGACAAATGCTTGGTTAGCGCATGCTTTTTCACGTCATAACAATGACAAACCATTTAAATTCATTCATATGAATTTATCTGTGCAACAAGCACCTGCTCAACAACAGGCAACTGTCATATGAAAAACAAGTATTTAGTAAGATTTAACAAATCAAGAGGTCAACCCGGAAGAGGAACACCTGAACATGTTTGGAGAGTATTTGAAAATGATAAAGAATTTTTATGCAAGCACGTTAAGATTGAAGTTCCAGTCCATGATGAGCGCACTGGTGATGACTGGTCACTCTGTGGGTATGGCTATATGGAAATTAATAAAGAAGAATCTTTAATTACGATTAAAGGGGAAGTCGCTACCCCAGTTTAGCGATCATTGGAGTTATGAATGCAAACTATACCGTTATCTGTTGATTTATTGAACAAAGTTCTTGGTTATCTTGGATCTCGTCCATATCACGAAACATTTCAGTTAATCGATGCAATCCAAAGTGAAGCAAAGGCACAACTATCTGCGCCTCCAGAAGTTTCACTTGCCTCTGAACCTACTCAATAAGGACATACTATGCAATTCTTAAAAGAAATTGAAGCTCATTTGGTAAATTATGAGTCAGAAGTTAAAGATGAAATCAAAAAGTTTATTGATCATTTATGGTCTAAGTATCCTCCAGTAACTGATGCAGTGGTTCTTCCTCCTGCACCTTTGACTGTGTCTACTCCTGTACCAGCCGCTGTTACTTTAGTTCCTGTCTGTGCACCTGCACCTGAGGCACCTACAGTAACAATTGAAGCAGCTAGCACACCTGACCCTGAGCCAGTAACTGTTGATATACCTACAGAGACTCCTGCAGAAGTCACTATTGTGCCTGCACCTACTACATGCGCACCAACAGAAACATCAGCTCAGTAAGAGTAAATTATGGACCCAATAGAAATGCAAATTAATGCAACTGATAAACGATTGATGGTCCATGAGGCTGTTTGTGCGGAGCGCTATGAAGGTATTCAAGATGCACTTGCTAAAGGTGTTAAGCGAATGCAAAAGATTGAGTACCTTCTGTATGCAGTGATCGGGGCTGTCTTATTAGGTCCTAATTTTGCAGCTGAATTACTTAAAAAATTTATAGGTGGCTAGCAAAGTGAATCATGTCAGACCCATTAGGATTAAACGAAGGAGTAAGAGCGCTAAGCGGTAGTTTAAACGCAAGTCGAGAAACAAGTAAACAACTATCAAAAAGTATTGAGAATATACAGCATGATAGTTTAGAAGTAGCACAAAAGAAAGCTCAAGAACGTGTTAGAGCAAGAAGAGAAGCAGAAGTAAAGAAAGAAAGAGCATTAATAAAAGCTCTTGAAGAATGGAAACGAAAGAAGCAAATCTCTGATGAAGAGGCTAGATTAAAAATTGAATTTGTAAAGAAGTACGGTGCAAAAGAATGGGATGCAGTATTACGGATTAAGCTGGACATTGAAAACTTGGAACGTAAAGACAATGAAGAGTTTCAGCATGATCTTAAAGAAGTAAGAAGAGTTCAGATGTGGTGTTTTGTAGCAGCATTAATAGTAACTTTATGGCTTAAATTTGTATTAGGGGTGATTTAAATGGGTGACATATTTACACATATTTTGACTGGTAAAGATAATAAAACTCATGACATTGCAAAATGGGCATGGATGCTAGGCTTTTTATTAGTTGGGTCTTCTGCTATTTATTTAATCTATGCTGGAAAAGAAATCAGTTTGACCGAGCTTGCTGGTGCACTAGGAATTATTTCTGGTTCTGGTGCAGCTTCTGTTGCAGGCAAACACATGGTAGGAGCCGAACCTGATGTTCCCCCTTCCAATTAGTACATATATCTATATAGCTATTGCCTTAGTTACGGCATTCATTACTCATAGAGTAGACGGTTACTATGAGGAAAAAGCGAAAATAGAAGCAATGGCAAATGTGATTGCTACACAAACTAAAGTTGTTAGTGATCAGGCCGTTATTTCTCAAAACACTCAAAAGGATAAAGATGATCTACAGACTAAGTATGACAATGCTGTTGCTGAGTTGCGTGGGTTGCGCAACACAAACCTTCCAGCAGGTCAACCCTCCGCCACTGCAATACCAAGTCAAGGACTCAGACTACTTGAATCAGATGCTGAAGTTCTTGTCGGATTTGCAAAGCAATGCACCAACACAGAAATAGAACGGAATGATGTGATTAACAAATACAATGCTCTAATGGTGACTAAATGACTGAAAACTTTGACCATTCCCTTGATTTAGTCCTTAAATCAGAAGGTGGATTTGTTAATAACCCCAAAGACCCAGGTGGTATGACCAACTTAGGTGTTACAGCTACTACATGGGCAAACTTTAAAGGCCGAAATACGAATGAAAAAGAAATGCGATCTCTTACAAGAGATGATGTTGCACCTCTATATGAAAAGAAATATTGGGATGCTTGTAAATGCGATGAGTTGCCTTCTGGCGTTGACTACCTTGTATTTGATTTTGCAGTAAATTCAGGCCCAGGGAGGTCTGTTAAGATACTTCAAAGAGCTCTTGGTCTGCCTGAAGATGGTGCCATTGGTCCAGTAACACTTCAGAACATCGATGTAATGGATAAGACAGAATTAATTTCTAGATTCTCAGATGCTAAGAAACAATTTTATGAATCTCTACCAACATTTGCTACTTTTGGCAAAGGCTGGTTAAAACGTGTTGATGAAGCTCGTGTCAATGCTAGTAATATGTTAGGATAAAAAATGGCTACTTCTTGCACTCCAGCATGTACCGCCGCAGCGGCAATGACTTATGATAGTCTCATTACCGATGTGACTCAGTATCTTGAACGTAATGACACGGCAGTGGTCAATCAGATACCTCAGTTTATCATGCTGGCTGAGTTTGAAATTGCGCAAGAAATTAAAACGCTTGGTCAGTTAAATGTAGTACAAAGTACTATGTCAGCAGGTAATCCAGTTCTACCTAAACCTGCAAGATGGAGAAAAACAACTTCATTTAACATTACCGTTTCAGGAACCATTCAGCCTGTCTATTTACGCAAGTATGAATATCTAAGAAATTATGCAGCAAGTAGTGGCGCAACTGGTGTTCCTTTATACTATTGTGATTATAATTATGATAACTGGTTAGTCGCCCCTACGCCTGATCAGGCATACACATTTGAAGTTCTTTATTATGAGAGGATTCCTCCTTTGTCTTCATCAAATCAGACAAACTGGATCACGCAAAATGCACCAAATGTGATGCTTTATGGAACGCTGCTTCAAGCGATGCCATTCTTAAAGAATGACCAAAGACAAATATTCCAACAGAAATACACTGAAGGAATGCAAGCTCTCAAACTGGAAGATCAGCTTCGTATTGCTGACCGCCAAGCAATTGCTCAGGATAGTTAAGTATGACTACATATACAAACCCCTTTACAGGTCAAACTGTATCCCCATCTCAGGTCTCATATGAGTCACTGACCATTTCATCTAATACGGTCTTACAATGGCCTGTTAATGGAACAAATGGTGCAGTAACGACTGCAAATATTATTGAGGTTACAGCCACTACAGGTGGTCTGAACTTAGCTCTACCTGTTGCTACACAAGTGTCTGTCGGTGAAGCAGTGATCATCAGAAACGTTGGATCATATTCCTTTACCGTTACTAATAGCAGTAATACAACTATCATCT